CAGTTGTTTTATCATATATAACATCTTTAACTCTTTGAAATTTTTTTCTATCTAGGCAATCTTTAAAAAATGATACTAATAATTCAGATTCTTCTTCATCCAATTTATTTTCTGCTTTGTATAATGTAACGTATTCGATTAATTTTTTGGTTTTGATAGTTTTATCTAATTTACACCATGGGTCATTTTTATTATTGTTTTGCTCATTTTCTAAAAATTTTTCTAGGTTAGATAAATCATTAGAAGATTTGGTTTCTTTAATAGGAACACCGCTTAAAAGCATTGTTTTATATTTAATATTTTTTAATTCAATACATTCTTCGTTATTTACAATTGGTGTTGGTGTTTCTTCCATTTTATATACATATATATATAAAGTTAAGTTTAACTAGTTTCATTAAATAGTTATTATATTGTAATATTTATATTGATTAATTATTAAATAATAAGTATATATATAATTTATATGGATAGTACTGAAAAAAAAATAATTATTACTGGACAAACAAATAAGTATCAAGTAAAAAAATTATTAAAAGAAAAAAAGACGGATAAAAAAAGAATTGAAATTGAAAAACTTAATTTGTCAAAAGACTATTTTGTATTTGAAAAACAATTTGAAATAATTAAAAATATTTTAAATAGTGAAGAAGATAAAAATGCTTCAAAAATATTAATAAAACAAATAGAAAAAAAAATTACTAGTTATAAACAGCAAGATATTGATAAAAAAGTTTTAAATAATGAAAAAATAATTAATTTAAAATGTATTATTGATAAATTAATTGAGACTGAAATAAAATGTTATTATTGTAAAAAAGAAATGTTTGTTTTATATGAACATGTCAGAGACTTAAAACAATGGACTGTAGATAGAATTAATAACGATATAGGTCATAATATTGATAATTTTGTTTTAGCTTGTTTGGATTGTAATTTAAAGCGTAGATGTAAATCGGTTGATAGTTTTTTATTCACAAAACAATTAAATATTATTAAACAAAATAATTAAGTTTATTAAGTTTATAAATAATATTTAAAAAATCTGAATATAAAAAATGGAATGGAAATGGTCAAATGGCATATCTTATAAGAAAAGTAAAAGACCTAATAAAAATGATTTAATCGAAGAAAATATCGAACAACAAGATGAAGATGAGATTTTTAGTAAAAAAATTGAAGAATCCGCATACTCGTCATCACTAAATCACGATGAAAATACTTGGGATATTTTAAATCAAGGATTTTTAAAACAATCCAATAAGAGAGAAGCTTTAGATAATAAAATTGCTGACAGAGAATTAGTTCAACAAAAAGGTTTTAACCCATTTTTAAGCGAGTCTAATTATGTTCAAGATATATCAAATAGTGATATGTATTTAAAACCAGTTAATACTACTTTGGAGCGTGAAAAAAATAAACCTAAAAATGAATAAAGCAAATTATTTTAGACTACCTATACACATTGAATAAAACATACGATTTAAAAAATACATTAAAAATGAATTTATTAATAAATAAACCATATTAGTTATCAGTAAAAAATCTAATTTTTTGAAATGTGTTATAAAAACAAATATAGCACCACAAAATGTGATTGCCAAACTAATTCCAGCAATAATTGAAACATAGTAAAAATATTTACAATTATTTTTACCAAGTGGAGTAAAAAAATCTGCGAAAATCATTATATATATATAATATTATATTAATTTTAAAAGGACTTAAATAAATTTTTTAAAAACTTAATAATGAATGCCTCAGCAAGTTATACAACCCAAAATGATTTATTGCTAAATAATCTAATGGATTTTTACAAAGATGAAAAATTACTAAGTAGAATGTTAAAAATTATTACAGGTGAGTCTAAAATTTCTCTTAGAATTGTAGATTGGTTTTCTACAAATTATGCTAAAAAATATTATACTTTAATTGAAGATGTGGAAGCAAACAAACGTTTTAAGGTTTATGTTGATTATAAATTAAAATTAAAGGCTTATAGCAAAAAAAGATTTGACCCATTTTGTAGGTGGGACAGAATAAGTATTCCATATAAAAAAGATACATGTATTGAGACTACTATTGGTCAATTGAATTTTTTTAAATGGGCTTTGGAAAACAAAGTTATTGATTATATTGAAGAAAATTATGAGATTATTGAGAAGGATATGAATAACCGAAATAGTACTTCTAAACGAAAAGAACAAATTGTTGATAACTCTAAAACACGTAAGAAGAGAGAAGAATTATCAATTTCTGCTACAAAAAGTATCAAAAAGGAAAAGGTTGAAATTGTAGTTCAGTTTCATTAAATAATAATTTTTAAATATAAAAAGTTTAATATTTAAAAATATTTTAACACATCAAATAATGGGTAATTCTCAATCAATACAAAAAATTAATTTTGAAGATGTTCAGTATGTTTTAAAAAATCCTGAATCAAACTTATTAATAAATACTTTACCTGATACGGAACAATTGTGTTTACTACCAAATACAGTTCATGCTAGTCAAGAAGAAGTAATTATAAATAAGTATTTAACTAATGGATTAAAAAATATAAGAATTATTATTTATGGGCGAAATTGTAATGATGAAAAAATATATACTAAGTGTAGCCAATTGAATTCATTAGGATTTTATAACGTATATATTTATTCTGGAGGACTATTTGAGTGGTTATTACTTCAAGATATTTACGGAATACAAGAATTTCCAACAACAAAAAAAGAACTTGATTTGCTAAGGTATAAACCTAATAAAATACTAAATATTTCATTGTTAGAATATTAGTATTAGAATATTATTTTCTTCTAGTATTTTTACATTTTTTATTTCTTCTGTATTTACTAGTTTTTTTTCCACCACCAGACTTACCAAAAAAACCAGTAAATATAGAATTGTCCATATATTTACTTCCAACTTGATAGTTTTCATCAGGGTCATTTATATTTGAATGAGCTACGTAACCTCCTCTTAAAAGTAAAAGGCCTCCTATTACACTTGCTGCTATAACTAATGGTAAAAAATTTGACATTATTATTTATATTATAATATAATATTATTTTTTAGATTTAGATTTAGACTTAGACTTAGACTTAGACTTTAAAGTTTTCTTTCTAGATTTACCTCCACCATCAGGTATTGGTCTAGGTGTATAACCATATGTATTTTGTATATCCTTAATATTATTGTTTAAGTCTCGTTCGTCTTCATCTTCGCCAAATTTTTTGTATAAAAAATATGATATTATACTTAATCCAACAAATCCTATACCACCGTAAACAAATTTTTCCGACTTCATTATATATATATTTTATATTATTTTTCTTCGTTAAATAAATATTCATCGGCTTCATCTTCGTCATCTTTATCATAATACATTTTTTCATCTAAATAATCTTTGCTAATTGCTATATTAGACAACTCATCTGCTCTTTTATTGTTCTCTCTATAAATATGATTGAATGAAATAAATTCAAACTCTTTTTCTAAAAGTTTTGCTTCATTATACAGATTAATTAGATTTGCTGATTTAACCTTGTATTCTCCTTTCATTTGTTTTATAACAAGCATACTGTCTCCTTCAACTCTAATTGATTTAATATTTAAATTAATTGCTTCTTTAAGACCAATAATCAAACCAGTATACTCAGCAGCATTATTTGTTTCACTGTTTCCAACAAATTGAATTTTAGTAGAAATTTCTTCACCAAATTTATAGATAACCGCACCTGCACCAGCTATACCTGGGTTTGCTTTACTACATCCATCAAATTGTAGTTTATAATCAAACTCTGGATATATTTTTGCGAATTTTTCATCTGATGTTGTTAATTTTAGTTTTGGCAATACTATTTTATTACTTAAAGTCTTCATAATTATAATTAATACTAATAATATTATATCATTAATTATAATCAATTTTTTCTATATATATTAAATCTTTTTTAAAATATATAAAATATATAGAAAAGTATGTTAAGCATGTTTTTATTACTTTCATTATTTGTAGGTAACATTTTTGCTGATACTGAATGTCCAGTAGTAACAACTATCGAAGATAGACGTAAAGATAAACATAAATTACGAATAGCGCAATATAATGTTGAATGGTTATTTATCGATTATTGTAGTTCTTCCAATTGTCCAGGCAGTGGTTGTCCTTGGAAAAATACTTCTGAAGCCAACACTCATATGTCATATGTTTCAAAAGTTGTCAACACAATTCAACCAGATATTATAAATTTTTGTGAGGTTGAAGGCTGTGATGAACTTAATATATTAGCATCAAATCTTGACGGTAGTTATAAACCTTACTTAAAAAAAGGCACTGATAGCTCTACTGGACAAAATGTTGGAATGCTAACAAGAGTTGACCCGATGGTAAGTCTTTATAGAACTGAATTAAGATATGATTATCCAATTTATGGTTCAAAGTGTGGGTATACTGGCACTCCAGGCTCTTCAGGTGTTAGCAAACATTATATTACCGAGTTTGTATTTGATAGAATGAATGTAGCATTTATAACTTCACATTTAATTGCTTATCCTACAGACCCTTCAAGATGTGTTCAGAGAGAAGCTCAGGCTATGGTTTTACAGAGTGTTATTTTTGATTATATAAATCGTAATTATGAAATCATTATGCTTGGTGATTTTAATGATTTTGATGGTAAAGTATTAGATGTAAATAATAATATTCCTACATCTCAAGTTCTTGATATTTTGAAAGGTAATTATGGTGACTATTCAGGAAAATATGCGCTTCATAGTATAGCTGAAACAATTATACAAAATGAAAGATTTAGTGATTGGTATGATTCTGATAGTAATTGTAATACTGCTTCTAGTAAAGATTATTCAATGATAGACCATATTTTAGTAACAGATGGAATAAAAAATAATATTGTAAATG